ATTAGTTTTGCTAATTTCAATTTGATTCTCGTACTTTGCTCTAAGATTATTAAGTATCACTGATGTTGCCATTATTCTTCCTCCTTGATTATTTCGTCTTCTCCATATTCTGACCATATAGTCATTCGATCATAACTTTTTAATTTGTCCAATGAATGACACCACACACCTTCATTGGTTGCATTAAAGTCTATGTCATCTATCTTAACAGTGGTATTATCGTTGTATGTTTCTATATTAGGAATCTTAACTGATAACTGTGTAATAAAATTTTCAAACTCATTGAGTTGCTTTAACCATTTACCGGATTTTTCAACGTGTTTAATATCAAGATCCAGTGTTGCTTTATATCCTAAACGTAATACATGCTCAATCTGTCTTACCCAATCTCCAATGTCATTACCATCAAATGATTGGTTGGCTCCGAAGTACACATGATCGCATTCATGTTTTGTGGCGATATCGGTGATTTCCTCCGGAGCCATAACTCCAACAACAAACAGTGTGCGTAATCCCCATGCAGGTGTACGCTCTACTTCATCACCCACAAAATATTTTACGTCTGTTGCACTACCTGTTGCGTAATCTCTTTTCATAATAGTATTATACAGTATATCGTGTTCAAAGTCAATACTTCTGTTTTTCTGCAATAACACCACGTACACCGCCTCTAGGATCTGCACAATCGCCGTCTGTGCGTGGTATAAGATGAATATGAGGATACATTACTGTTTGTCCTGCTGACTCGCCTACGTTTTGTCCTATGTTAAACCCACTGCAATATTCTTTTTGAAACAAGTCTATACCCCATTCGTATGCGGCCAAGTATGTGATCATAAAACAGTTAGGTGTATCTTGCTTAGGAACAAACAGTAAGTGTCCTTTAGTTACAGGATACTTGTCTTCAAACACTAGATAATCTTTATTCTCTACTAGAGGCTTTGATTCTTTATACCAGGGAGTGTCTTCTATTTTCATATCTTTTTGTTAATCCATCTGATGAGTGCGTATACCACAAGTGCCATTAATATATAAATGATACCGTCCCACCATGATATGTTGTTTAATAAATCTGCTGTAATAAATGATAAGTCCATTTTATGTCACTCCTTTGTCGAGTTGTTGTTCTATCGCTTGTATTTGTGCTTTGACATGCGCCTTATCTATCTTCATTTTATTTAAACTTGCATCATCTAAATAATTGCTGAATCCTTCCTGGCACTTCTTATCAAGTTCTCGGTGTTTAATTTTAAGTGCTTCTAAACGATCTAAATTGCTCATGTCTCCTCCATTTCAAGTTTATCTAAATTTGCTTCATCAAGACCACTATCATCTTGGTGATGCTCTTCTTCTTGATCAGCTTCAAACAAATTACTAAACATAGCACTAGCGTTAACAGTCTTCTTACCTATCGCACCTCTGGTGCCTATAATTGACATCCAGAACTTATTGAATTCTTCAATGATTGCTAATGCTTCACTTTTGTCTGCTGTAGCAAATATTGCGTCAACAATGTCTTTAAAGTATAAACGATCAAAGCTTTCTTGAACTAACATCTTAGGAACTATACCGTTATCATACTTAATGTTTGCTTGTTGCACGGCATTCAAATGACTCCAAACATTATGCCCCATCTGTAATGCGTAGCTAAATGAGTCCCATGATGTTTTACCTTCTTTACCTATTTTATTTAGGTCACCTGGAGCATAGTGACAAATATCATTTATCTGCAATCTAGCACTTATAGGGGATTCAGTAAAGTTTTCAAATATTTTATCTTGTAGTACAGCATCTCTCAAACGTCTAGTATCTGTTGCATACTTCTTATCATCAACACTAGGTACCATTCTGTAAGTCCATTTTGCTCTGTCTTCAGTTTCTGTTTGTATATACACCTGCCCGTTGGCACTAGCTAGGAAAGGTGATGCACAATCAAATGATATAGTAAAGTTAGGATTAACGTATTTCCTAACTGCACGTTGTACATCAGTTAATAAACATGCCCACTCTAGTTTCGATGTTCCTAAAAAGTGCATCCAATCATGTAAGCCTTCTTGTAACAGATTATCATGCCTTAGTTCAACTAGTCTGCGTAAGACTAAATGTATATCACACATATTCTGACCACCCATTGCCCAACCATTGAACGGTCTTTCATACTGTGCTGGATCACAGTATTTCTTCATGCGTTGATACCAATCATCAGCTTCTTGGTGATTTTCGCCTTGTAATACATTAAGGAACTTGCATGCACCAGTACGGTTAGCCATAAAGTAGTCGTTGTTTATATAAGTTCCTTCAACGGCCTCAATATATGAAGTTATGCCTGTTTTCTCACGTCCATTAGGACTACGACATACCCAGGCAGGTATATCTAATATCATACCATAGTCCATGTAAGCATCCATCCACGCTAGTACTTGCTCACGTTTCTTTTGTGCTTTAGGACACGCAGGGTTTTTCCAATCACCTTCCCACACGCCTTTACCTATCTGGAACCCACCTGAGTCACCTAACACAAAACTATTAGCTCGATCTCTATTACGTATCATATCTTCTTTTGGTGCATGCTTGTTAATATCTAATTCAGCATGTCCTGCTGAGTACAAAGCCCATTTATAAGGGAAGTATGCTTCATCTTTATTAAGCCAGTTTAATCCTTCTACGCCATTTTCAAAATCTTTAGGAACACGCCCCATTGGAACATAATTACCATTGTCGTACTTTTTGTTGTCAGGTTCTTTATGCCTTTGCTTACCTATATAAGTAGCATAAAATCCACTAAGTGCTGGCAAGAATACTGCATAGTCTTTTTGTTTTGCTGTTAAGTTGTCTATTTCAAATGCCATTATTTGCTTTGTGCTGGTAATATATAATTGTAAGTTGCTAATCCACTGTTTACAGTAATCTGTGCCGCTCCTTCATCTGATATACTAAATGTTTTATCACCCGATAAACCTAAGATTGCTATCACAGCATTTACTGGCCATGCCCATGCCTTTGTCAATGTTCCAGTAACATCACCTTGGAACACAAAGTTGCCTGCATGACTTGAATGATCACCAAAGAATAATTTAAGATCTGTTCCTTCAGTTTTAGCTGTAAAGTTAAGTTCCTCAGCATTAGCCTGTGCCATGAACTTTAATCTTTGTATGTTTGCAACACTAGGTTCAAACTCTACATTCCACGATACCTGTCTCATTTTCACAGTTTTAAGTTTATCATTGACAATTTCTTGACTCATAAAGCGATAGTTATTTTTAAAGTCTCCGTTTGCATTTTCAAAATTAAGTCCAACTGCTACATTTTCACCGTTGCGTTCTTGTGTAGCAAGTTCTATTTTAGCATTATCTTTATATTCTGAAATACCTAAAATAGTGCTTAGTTTACCAAGATTGGGCATACCGAATGTACCTTTAAATTCTGGCACTGCGTTGTTTAATTTTGCTTGTACAATAACACTACGATCTTCTGCTAATGCTTCGATCGCTGTTTCTGTATCTGTTCCTGTAATTTTAACTAGGTCAATTATACCTAGTCCATATGTGTTCTTAACAATGTCTAATAGATGATCTTTCATTTAATTCTCCTTTGATATATTATTATATACATATTATTTAGGTTTTGCAAGTAGTTTGATAAATTTAATTTGGTGACTTTGATATTACCTTTCCTAGAGCTTGATGTAACTTTGATGTAGTTAGTTCACCAGGTTTTTTAATCTCTGCAAAACTACCAAATCCATCATAGTCTGTTAACGCTACTATTTCATATCCTATTTTTTCAACTAGTTGTTTAAGTTTGTTTACGTTATAATAACTAATTTTTTGATCTTCGCAGTGATCTATTAGATTACTAGTTATGCAGTTGTTGAACCCAAACATCAAAACTCCTCCTGGTCTTAACAAATCAAATATCCTAGTAATTGCAAGTTCTACATAATCACTATGCAAATATTTAAATGCCCACAAACAAAACACTAGACTAAATTGTCCTTGCGGAAAACTTCGGAAATTTAAATTTCTAAGTTCATACGATCTTAATCTATTCTGGTATCCACGTGGATACTCTTCTACGACATCATTCAATGCACTTAAAGAAGTTCCGGTAATATACAAAGGATCCATGGTTGTCATCGGTTTAATCCATTCAGCATCATTGGGGAATATTTGCAATCCTGGATACCGCCAGTTACTACCGTAGAGTCTGACTTTATTTTTTATGTCTTCTTTAACTTTATCTGGTATTTGTAATTTTAATAAATGTTGATATACGGTATCAACCGTAAAGATTTCTTTATATTCTTCAAACATTTCGTCTGACCATTTGTTAATATCATTATCAACTTCGACAATGAGCTCTTGTAATTGATCAGTAACTTTATCGTATCCTTTTGCTAATGTTTCACACTGCTGATGCATTGATAATACGCTGTCTGAGTATTGGTTGAAGGTTTCTCTCGTAGTTACTAGTGTTCTATCTAGTAATCCAATGTTATCAGATAGAGGAGTACGAGTTAATCTACTGTTGATTAAATCTAGTAAAAGTTTTCGATAGAGACACAAGTCTCTCAGTTTCATAGTTGGGTTCGTATTATTCAAATGTAAACAAGTCGTCAAATGTTGTTGAAATCTGTGTATTTTCACTTATCTTCCAGTTCAATACACCTAATAAGTTTTCTACTTTTTGATCCACAATACCAGTCTCCATAGCGGCATCATCAAATGGAAGTTCTTTAAACCAATCGGGTATATGTGTTTCATCAATTGGATACCCAACACTGGTATATCCTAAAGGATTGTCTCTAAGTTTACAAACAATAGTTTTCATACCATCAACTATGCTCATTGAATAGTTGTCACTGTGCATACGTCTTAGATTATTCCAGTTCATTGCGGCTCTAACATGTCCAGGCATATTTGCTTTACCTAGTCGTTCTTCTTCTTTACTATATTTTGTTAGGTTGTTGACACGCTTAGGAGTTCCTTTTTCCCAAGCTGGGCGTTCTGTAAACAGTAGCTTAAACTCTCTTACTTTAGAAATTAGACGTTCTCTGTCAGCACCAGTTAGCGTTTCTAACAGTACTTCACTTAGGAAATCCTGTACTACCTTAGGAGTGTCTGAACGTTTTAAATCCAAGCCCATGGCCTTTACTTTACCTGGGTTACCATGTGTATCCAATCGATTACCTTCCATATCATAGATAAGCACAGCATATCGTTTCTTCTTGATAAACAAACCTTTCAGAGCTACTAGTTCACGTCCACCTCTGATTAGTTCGCCCTGTTTGCGTGAAACATGGAATGCTTTTTCACAAAATGCAGGAAAGCTCGCATTGACCTGATCGGCAATTGAATCATACAACTGTACAGCTATATCTTTGTTCCACTCCATCTTACCTGCTTCAACATCATCTTTAATGGCGGGCCACGCAGTAAAGTAACAACTATCAGTATCACCATACACTATACTTTCTCCAACGTGATCATATTCACCCATGATACATTCATTAATATAGGCATCCATATGTCGTGCAATAACACGTCCAGTCAATGTTGTTGATTGACCAATACGATGATCAAAGAATCTACAACCTGGATTAAGCAGTGCACCATATAGTGAGTTTAAATTAATCTTCTTAACTAACTGTCGCTTATCCCAAAACACAGTATCTTCTTTATTTTCATTTTTGATGCTTTCACGCAACTTACTTTGCATTTCCTTACGTTCTGCGTACCATCGTTCCAACAGTCCTGGAATGATACCTTTTGTTTCGTTGTTAAAGATAGTTCCGTTAGCACTCAGTATCCAAGGTTTGTTACTATCAAATATTAGCCTCCATACATCCGCGGCACTTAATACATCACTTTCACCGTTCTTCCAGTCGATAGTTATCTCAGTTCCTACCTCACCGTTCATAACAGCAGTGTATTCCATACTACCAAACACATTCTCCCAAGCATCAGCAAATGATTTGCCTTCTTGTTGTTTAGTTTTAATATGATGTTCAGTCATAGTAGGTCTTAGCTGTCCTATAATAGTTTCTGGACCCATATTCAAAGCACGAATAGCCGACGGATAAAGTGAATTAATATCAATGGCACCTATGTAGTCATGCATACCTTTCTTAGGAAACGCCACATAAGCACCTGCGGCCTGTGTAGTGCCTTCATCGCCGAATTTTCTATTAGGAACTATCATACCTAACTGATGTGCTTCGTTGATAATAGCTTGTTCAGTAACAGCAACAGCACCCATTGTTGTTTGTAGTAGTACTGTGTTGTCATGTGCTAATTCATTAGCAAGATCAATAAATCTTAATTTCTTGTCTAATTTATCTAATAGAGCAGTATCTTGTCTATTATACTCAATGAACTTTTCAAAATCTTTATTATATAGTTGATCTAGGGTACCTTCATATGGAGTTTTTGTTTCTGCTAGTTCAAACTCAGCAATAGCATCCAACGAGTAACTATGTCTTTCTTCGTATGTGTATTTTCTATACAGTTGCATATAATCTAAATGCACACGACCAATCAAATCAAATGTTAAGTTGCTGGCTCCAAAGCGTTCAAACTCACGTTTCTTAGGAAATTGGTTCCATAAACAAAAACGTCTAGTATCATCTTTTGACAGCACACGATTAGTTCTCATTACCATGTAGGGAATATCAAATCCTTCTGAGTTCCACCCACTTAATATATCAGCATCTTCAATTATATCTAAGAAAGTTTTTATAAGATCTTCTTCACGTTCCATTAAAAAACAATTATCATACTTGCTAGCAATTTCTTCAGCAGTTTCCCAACTCATTGACTTAGGTGGGATCACCATGGTAACTAGTTTTTCCATCCAATCAAGATATACTGATACTGCTGTGATTGGATTAAAAGGATCATCGGGCTTACTAAATCCTCTTACTGGATCAAAGTCGACCTCAATATCAAAAAATGCTGTTTGTAGTTTAGGTGACGGCTTGCCTAGATAATTATTCTCTAAGCAACGGAATACAGGATTAATATCACTTTCCCAAGTCTGCTTGCCTGAGTTTACTTTTAATTCTCTATGAAACTCTTTTGAATTTTTAGTTTGGAATCGATCTACAGGAGTACCATATATGGTACGATGTTTACCCTTAGGAGCATCATAATAAAATACATACTCTGCTGGGTATTCTACATATTCTCTTTGGCCATTGTTGCGTTCAACAATGTATATACGATCTTTTTGCCTGTCAAACAGGGCATCTACGTAACTCATTTATACTCCTTTTTGTGCGACTTCTAGCTCACACACACTCTTCATGCCCACTGTGGGCGTAACTCTTACTATTATTATACTTTACTTCAACAACTAAGTCAACTATAAAGTTCGACCAGCAGTTTCTAACACAGTTGTTAGTGTTTCGTGATCTGTGTTTGTGTCTGTAAATGAGGATTTTTGTGCAATTTTAATTGCTTTTTTAAGAATACTTGGTTTAACTTGTAGTTCTTCAGCTACAGCTTTTACAGTGTCACTAAGCCCAGCATTCAAATCTTCTACTTCTGAAAGTACTTGAATCCCTTCGTTAATTAACTGAACCAGCTTTGCTTTTTGTTCTGAATTGAATACTTCTGACATATTAATGCCTCCTTGATTTATAGTTATAAAATATTATACTATAATTACTTATTGTTTGCAACAACTTTGTAGAATTTTTGATACAGTAGTGAACTCAACAGCTAATTCATCATACAATGTTTCAGGTGGGCGTCTTAGGAATGCTCTAGTAACATAGGCTGTTTGCCCCATTTCTTGATAGTAACTCTCAGTGGGCCACTTTGGCTTACCCCAACCCAATGAATGTACCAGAAGACATTCATCCCCTACTTCTTTTAGAATCGGTATTCGTTCTCTAATTGGTTTGTGTGTGCTTTCTAGTAATTTAATACAGACGGGTTCTGTATTAATCTGTGGCTTGTCCATGTAGTTAGCAAACAGGTGTACAAGGTATGCTTCGAGATCGTCTTCGAGGTCAATTAACAACATGTCTTCTGCTCTTTTAACAGCATCATAGCTGTGTTGCAGATAATGTTCGTAGTTTGTCATTTTACCACTTACGACATGACCAATATCTTGCTTTAGTTTTTGGCCCAGGACTATCGCAATTATGTCTAGCACGGAAACTTTTACGTGCCGCCGGGTTATTTTTTCTAATACGCATTGTTTTGCCTTTTACACTTGACCCACCGTGTCCAAAATTTACTTTTTTAACGTTGCCTGTTTTAGGATCCTTAACATAAACTTTAAACTTCTTAACATCACCTTGCATAGGTTTGTTTAGTTGGACTTTACGTCCCTGATATTCTGCCTCTTCAAGAGTTTCTTCTACGTCTCCGTAAGCTTCAAAGAATTTGTCATCATCTTCGTAAGTTTCTTCTGATTCAGCATGCATTGCCGCCATATGTTTTTTGTACTTTTCGGTACCTTTCTTATGTGGGCTCTTGCCTTCGTTTAAGATTTCATTAATTTTCATGATATTAGCCTTCTATTGTTTCTAATGTTATTGTTTCTGATATCGGTTCTTTTTCAGGAACTGCATGTGGTGTAGCTTTGTTTTTTGCTCCGCAATCAAGTTTTAAAAGTAGTATAGCACATAGTAAAGGATTTGGTTTCTTTTTATCTTGTGTTTGCACTTGTTCAGTGTCAACAGTGTCTTGTACAGTTGTACACCCAGATTGAAGCATTAATATTACTACTAATACAAAAAATAATATTTTCATCTATTTGGCTCCACATGTAAGGTGCATATAGTACCTGGCTCTGTACATTTTAGTATTGTGTCATAGTCTATTAGATAACCATTAGCTATATGACTAAGTCCTAGTATTACAGACGCAAT